AGTCCTCTACATAGTCTTTCCAGACTCCAGTGTCTTTATAGATCTGAAGGGCTGTTGAGTTGTCCCCAGATCTGTATACTGCATTTGTTCTCCAGTATGATCCGTGATCCTTGAGGCGATACCCAAGGTTTTCTAACACCTCTTTGTAATTCATTATGCTCTAAGATTGATTGGTATCTCTTCTGTCTCATTTGTATTAACCTCAATCCCTCCTCCATTGAAAGCGTTTACAATATCTTGCAAATCTCCACACTCGGTAATCCTAAAGTTTTCTATATTTAAATTAATAAAATTCTGTTTTTTAGCTCCATCTGGCATTTCTACTGGATGGATTGCTCTAAGGGCATCTTTGCCAAGGTGTCTGCACTTTAGGTTGATTAGCTTGTGCGTTCCAAAGTTCGCTCCCTCTTCATGTATTTCATCTGCAACCTTTCTTCTAAGCAAGAAAAGATGAGAGCAAAATTGAGTAATTCCATCAGATAAAGATACAACGCTTTCATCATCAACTATTCCACCTGCTCCTCTATTGTTGGTGATACCCAACCTGTTAGACTGAACAGAGGTAATCATTGAGACGCATGGTTTGCCGTCAAAAGATAAGTCTCTTTGGATGGTCTGTTTAAACTTGTGAACCATGTAGGAAACCTGTTGCCAACCGTCAACCTTGCCAATGCTACCAAAGTCGCTCTTAATATAGTCAAAGCTGAAAATTAAAGGATTACCTCTTCCTATCTTGGAGAAATAAAATCTTTTAAGCAGAGAACACATTTCATCTGGAGACAAACCAGCAACATTCTCGTAATAGAACTCCATGTCTTTAATTTTACCCCATGCCTCTCTAACCTTCGCCACAACCTGCTCTGGCGACAAATCTTTATATCCTGTAGTTCTCCATTTGCCTGTTTGTAGTAACCACACAGGGATTCCTGTCATAGCGGAACACTGCCTAAAGATAAGCTCTTCTTCGCTCATCTCTCCGTTGTCGAAGTGGAGCACAGGAACATTATGCTCGGCAGAAACTCTAGTGGTGTAGTCCATACAGAAGTTCGTTTTACCTACTCCTGATCTAGCCACAATAACTGATATGTTACCTGCAAGAAGCAAAGACCCATACATTTCATTAATTCTTTGGTGAGGTCCAAGCATCCCAAAATCCTCTACAGGGTTATTCCCCCTGTCTTCGACAAGCTCTTCCATCATGTCAAACAAATTGACTGGACCAGCTTCTGTCATCTCAAAATCTTTTATGTTTTTATTATACAGTTGATCAGACTGTTCAATAAGTTCTCCATACTTAAGATTAGGATCTGCATTCTTAACAAATGACGCGACCTTTTTGCAGCTTGTGTAGATCTCCCTACGGGCTGTATATTTTTTAAGCTCTTTGACAGAACTCAAGAAAATGTTTTCTGTGATTTTGTAGAAAGCTAATGAGAACACATATTCAGCAATGTCCACGCTGTCAGGAAAGGAAACTTTTAATTGTTGTATCCTTTGGACAAGTATTGTCTCATCAATATTTTCTGCATTGTCTAATGCATTTTTTAATAATTTAAATATTGATACGTTTACCTTGGAGTCCTCTGAATAAAAGTCACTCTCATTTATAAAGCTAGATATCTCCTCCCACTTGTGCTGATGTTGGAGGATGCCGCTTAAGACTTTCTTCTCTAAATCAAAGGAGTAGATCATATGGTGATATCGTCATCTTTTTTAGCCATTGCCATCTCTATTAATTTACCAAGAGCCATGTCAACGCAAGGATTTTCTGTTTTACTTGTCATGCTAGGGCAACCCTCTTTGTTGACATAAAGTAAAATAAACCCTCTATTGCCGCCATTTACAGAGCCTGTAGAGTCATAAACCTTATCTAGTAGTGATTGAGGAATACCTCCAGTGCTCTCTTCTTCGTCTAATTTCATTTTAAAAGTTTTATCAAGTTTTTAGGATATTTCTTTGAGTCTAAAACGTCAGACTCTAATACCCTAATAAGTTTTATATTATTAATATCACAAAAGTATTCTTTCTTCTCATCCCTCTGTAGTTGTTGCAGAAACTTCTGGCGAGAATTAGAATGAAAAAACTGATTATATCTATAATGCTGATTGCCGTCCACTTCAATAGCTATCTTTTGAGTCGCGTTATAAAGATCAAGGGTCATTCTGGTCCCAGCGACAGGAAACTCTTCAAAAACCACATCTGCGAACCAATAAGGTTTAACTTGGTTTTTTACGTCTTTTTGAATCCCGCTTTTGCAATCAGAGTCCCAGTCAATCAAATATTTGCTGACGTTTTTTATCTTTTTCTCTCGACCATTGGAGCACAAAAATATCATTGTTTAAGAATATTCTCTTTTACAAAGTCAACAAGAAGCGATGTGATTTTTTCATCTGACTCTAGAAACTCATACACTGCTTTGATTCCTTGATAAGAATCTTTTGTTTCTATTTTATTATCGCTTAGGTAGGTTTTTACCTTGTCATCAAGCTTGATCCAAGCTCCCGATTTCTCTAAGTATCCCCACATTAAAAGCATGTCAACAACTTCTCTCTCAAGCCAAATAGACCTACCATTTTTACGACCATGCTTGATTGGATAAGTTACAATTTGCCCTGTTGCTTCATTGGTTGATTTTAGAATCATGACCTTTGCATTGTGGCCATAGATCTTGTTATCAGGAGTAATTTGTTCTGTTGGTTTTTCTAGAATCTTATCTCCTTTATTTTGTTTTTTGAATTGAAGAATCCAGTCTGGGTAATGCAGGATTGCATTACCACCACTGCTGTCTGTTTGATTGTTTGGATCTTGTTTAGCATACATGCTGGTAGTGATGCTTGACCTAACTTGAGATATCATAATGCACATGTGACCAAACTTACTCATTCCCAGACTCACTCTCTTCAGGAAATCAGAGGTCATCAAGGCTCCCCCTGCTACTTTTCTAGCATCAGAAGAACCCTTTTCTAAATCTTCTTTTGTAATCAACCCATCCATGCTGTCGATTACAATACAGAACTTCTCTTTGTCTGGATTATTCTTTAGCAGACCTCTGAGGAAGTCAATCATAGTGTCCATGATGTGACATTCAAGAACTAAACATGTCCCTACATCCCAGTCTTCTGCTGAATGAACAAATTTAATACCTGCTCTATCTTTAATCTCTTGGCTGAGTCTTCCTTCAGCCATTACAAAAAGTCCCTTAGAATTTTCTACGGTTTTAAGCATGTTGTGCATAACATGCAAAGCTTCATTTGTTTTTCCTCCTTCGTTAGCTCCAATAAATCTGTGTAAACCTGACCCGAAACCACCTCCTAAAACGTGATCAAGAATCATAGACCCGCTAGACACTAGATATGGATCTGCTCCTTCCTCTAAATTGTAATGGTAATCTTTGTTTGATTTGAGGAATGCCTCTGTATAATCCTTTGATCCGCTTTTCTTCTTCATCTTAGTCATTTAAAAAATCTCTTAGTGTTCTCGTTTTCTTCTTTACAGTATCTTCTCCAACTTTTACGCCCATGTCAACAAATTTATCCTTCTCTGGGGGTTTATAGTTAAATTCCTTGTATTTTTTGCTTAAATATTCTCTTCCATCTTTGGTTAAAAAATATTTAATAGTGCCTTTTAATTCAAAAGGAGGCTTAACCTTAGTTAGAAAATCGAGGTCGTTTTCAAACTGTGCAAAAATCTTTGTCACAGTAGACATTTCAAAAACGTAATTTGCTGGTTTTGAGCCGCCAAGCATACGTTTCAAAAAATCTTTTCTTTCTTTAAAGAAAGGTTTTGCTTGTTTTTTTGCTTTCGGCAAAAACTCATGACCGCAATCACAAACTTTGATTCGCGCTCCTAGCAGAGCGTTACAGGATGGGCATGACTTTTTACCTCTTGGCATACAGTCAGTATAACTGCATGTGGAGTTAAGTCAATAGCTCCATGTCATGTTTAACCATTTTATTCACTAGCTGAATAAAATTTGTTTTAGGTTTCCAGCCAAGCTCTTTTCTTGCTCTTTCTGAGTCACCCCAAAGCAGGTCAACTTCTGCTGGGCGGTAAAACTTGGGGTCAACTTCCATCAGCAAGTCGTCTCCGTGGTAATATTTTGCCTCTTCTCCATGCCCTTCCCACCTACAAATGCTTCTATGAAAACCAGCGAAGTTAAAAGCCTCTTCAACAAACTCTTTTATAGTGTGCGTTTCATCTGAAGATAAAACATAATCGTCAGGTTTTTTTCTTTTAATATAGGTCAGGTGTTCTTCTTGATTGAGCATTTTCCAAACACCATCTACAAAATCTTCTGCATCACTCCAGTCTCTTTTAGAATCTATGTTTCCTAATCTTAAAGGTTCGAAGTTTTCTTTTCGAGCAAACTCATTAGCAATGCGGGCTACATTTTGAGTAATCTTTCTAGTAACAAATTCTACGCCTCTTCTTGTTCCTTCGTGATTGAATAGCCATCCTTGAACAGCGTATAGGTTGTAAGAGTCTCTATATACCTTAACTAAGTGTCTTGCGGCACATTTAGAAGCTCCGTATGGGCTTCTAGGACGCAGTGGATGTTCTTCTGATTGAGGTTCTGTAATAACGTCCCCAAACTCCTCAGAGCTACCTGCATTGTAATATCTGCAATCTGGAACGTGTTTTCTTATAGCCTCTAGTTGATGAAGAACCGCCATACAATTAGTTTGCATGTGGTTAACTGGCATTTGCCAACTTGTGCCTACAAATGAATTAGCGGCAAAATTTATAAAGTAATCAGGCTTGTGCTCAGAGATAACTCTATCAATGTTTTCTGCATCAGTAACATCTAAATCAATTAAAAAGAACCTTGGGTTATCTAAGAGGTGTTCTATATTTTGATGATTTTTAACACTAAGTCTCCTTACGCCGCCTATGATTGTATGTTCAGTATTGTTCATTAAGTAGTCCACCATGTGGCTACCGTCTTGACCTGTTACTCCTGTTATAATTACTTTCTTCATTAAGTATTTTTTTTATATAAAAATTCTGCAAATTCAAATTCTAACTCTGTGTCAATATCAAAAGCTTCTTCTTCTCCTAGTTTAATAAAAAATGGTCTTTCACCGATTGCGTTTCTATTTTTAATCATAGTTTCCTTGCTAAGTATCGAAACGCCGTAGTGAACCGCTAAAATTTCTGGCAAATCTTGACTATTTGGTGCGTTTTTTGGTTCATAGTTAATTGGTTTACCATCCAACCATAAATGATTTTTTACATCAAAAGCTGTCATTACACTGTCGAAGTCTTCTAAATCTTGATAAATATCAATGCATTTTTCAATAGTGTCATCTTTTACAAACGGGCATGTAACAGGGGCATACATAATATGTTCTGCTTGTGTAACCTGACCTATATGTTCAAAGTATTCACTATTGTTTACAAATGAGCTACAGTAGTAGTCATCTCTTTTTTGCGTATGGACACCTAGCTGATTAGCAATTGCTAACATTTCCTCGCAATCAGAATTCACAATAATCTTATGTAAATTTTTGATTCTCTTAAGTTGAGAGATTTTAAGAGTAAGTAAGTTTGTGTCACCAAACGATTTAATATTTTTTTTAGGAACTCTTTGAGAACCTTTTCTGACGGGGATAACTGCTGTGACCTCTTTATTCATTTATTTTAGTAAGGGTTTTCTCCCAAGACTTGAATTCTATAGCTTTGTCATCTATATAATAACAAGCTCTAGGTTTTTCACAAGTTATCTCAGTAAAGAACTTTTTTAAATCATGCTTCTCTAGCCATTCTTCCACAAGCTGTAGTCCAGTTTTTCCATTAACCAAAGGTCTGTCTTTCTTAATCTTCGCAGTGAAGATAATTAAATTATACTTTTTTGACAAAAGCTCTATCGCCTCTCTTGTCCCCTCAATAGGTTCTCCATAGCAAGTTCCGTCATGATAACCCTTGTCGAAAGTGTGTATGACTCCATCGAAATCTATCGCTAAATTATTAGCTTGAGACTCAAGACCATCAGGGACATGTTTTATTTCTTGCATTTTTTTAAAATAGAGGGGCAGTCTACTCCATAACCTTTAATTAATTGATAGGTTAGAGCTAGGGAAATAATCTCGGAAACGTGATAATATTCTACATCTTGAACAATTTTAACTATATTTGGGTTCCCGCACGGATTATATTGAGCGGAGATCATGGCTGTGTCAATGCCTTGGTCATCGGCCCAGTTAAGAGCGTTGACTATGCTGTTTGCGGATTCATTATTTATTGAGCAAGAAAAAGCAACTACAAGGCAATTGTTCTTGTTTAGGTATTTTGTCCTAATATCCAACCAATTTTTGAGCCAATTATGGAAGTTATCATCTGCTATGAAGGATGTTGATACAATTGCACTAGAGGGGCTTATAATATTTTTGCCTGACAAGCGACAAGAGTCAACTGCTGCATGATCAGCAACAGCCATATTGCCACCATGTCCTAAGAAGAAAATGTTTTCAGCTTTGTTGTAAGAGTTTTGTAGTTTTTCCCACTCAGTTGAGCTTATTATCCTATCAAAAGTTCTCTCAAAATTTTCTAGTTCTAACTTTCTCATTTTTATTTATATCTATTTTAAATAAAAGCATAACTCCAGATTGATTAGAAAATGTTTCCACTCCGCTCCACTCTGTAACTCTAGTAAAGTCAGTGCTAGTGTGGCGAGTGGGTGGATAGTCTTCAAGTTCGTCAAAGAGCAATGGAACATAATCTAATTTAGATTTAGTCTTTTTTACAAAATCTTTAACTAAAGAACAAAAAACATCAAATTTATCTAGTTGTTGAGGGACTCCGACATATATTGTTTTTTTGCCAGTAGTGTTAGAATAAATGTGATCCATTATTTTTGGATCAAGTTCAAAACCTATCCACAAATAAAACAAGTCAAACTGATCTAATTTTTTAATATTAAAAATATCATCACATATAGCCTTTCTTGGACAGGAATACTTTCTATCCAAACTTTTAGTGACCAGAGTTTGGATTAATTCAACAGAAGTTAAGCTTTTACAATAACGAGAAAAACCCTCACAAAGCTCTCCTTTTCGAGATCCGATATGCAAAACATTCTTGTTTTTTAAATCGTTTTTTATGAAGAATGGAGTCATTAAAGGCATTCTCCAGTTAACATGCTCCTCACTTTTAATTTCTTTTTGTAAATTAAAATTGTTAGACTTTTTGGCTAATACTTTTAGCCTGTCTCTAAATAAAGATTCGAATTTAGGATAACTTATTTTTTGGCTCTCTAAATCAGGAAACCAATTAAATAAAGGGTGACTTTCGGGTAATACTATTTCTTTCATTGTTTTATTTCTTTAAATAAATTTTTAAGTCCAACTGGATTTACAGAAATTATTTCTGTCTCAAGGTTGTTATTGTTTATAAAATTTTTAGCCTCTTCCCATCCGACTTTGTAAATATCATATGAAGCGTCTCCACTGTTTATAATTGGTTTTCCATCAAAACACACCTTCTCGTTGCAATCGCAACCTACTATGTATATTGTTTTAATGCCTGTATAAAGGAGAAAATTTAAAGCATGAAAAATCACAGAAACTCCACAAGTAGCGTTTTCAGAAATATCTAAGGTAAAGCGAGGTGGCATCATATTTCTTACTGACATTGGATAAGCCCCAAATAATTCAACTTCTTCTTTTGAATAATGTAGTTCATGAGGAGAACCGTCAACTTCACTGGCTCCAAATTTAGCTATCCTTACATCAAAAGACTCGTCCATACATCTACCTCTATCTCCAAAAAAATAATAATCTAATTTTTGGTGATTATCCTTGGACTGATCAAATAATTCAAAATCCCCTATATAATTTACTCCAACATAAACATCTGCTTCAATATGTTTATATTCATTTAAACTTGGTCCACTTCCAAACAAGACAGCCACCTGCCCTTTATGCTTGTTTTCAAATTGTTTAAAGATTGAGTTTATCATCTAAATATCTCCAAAATTAATTGATTCTGCATCTTTTTTATCTTTTAAGAACGAGACGACTTTCTCAAAATCTTTTTTAAGAGAGGCTTCTTTAAGTCCGTGAAAAACAAAAACTGCTACTTCATTGTCTGTCATTGAATCAAAGTCGTCTAAAAAATCTTCATATTTATAAATAAAATTAAATATTCCTTTTGGTCTTATTAGGAGCCTGTTTTGTTCTGGTTTAGTTGGGTATGTAGTTTTGGGTCTAGGTTCTTCTGGGGGTTTTTTAAAATCCCACCTACTCCATCCATGATCCCTATCCTCATAGCCTGTTCTGGCATTTTTGAATCCAATTTGTTTTACTATATCAAAAACTCTTTGATCTACATTGTATGCTGGATAACAAAAACTTCTTAAGTTTTTTATTCCATAGTTTTGTAAGATACAATTCATTGAACATATTTCTGTAACAATGTGATCACTAGAAATCTCAGTTAAATTTGGGTGAGAAAAGGTGTGAGAACCTATTTCAAAACCATCGTTTTCAAATTCTGCCAATAGATCAAAATCTATTCTATCCTCATTCATACCCAATTCAATAACTTTATCTCCATGATGCCATAAGCTAGCATTTGTTATGAAAAAGGTTCCTTTTAGTCCATTGTCTTTAAGGAGATTTTTTGCCCAGTAATGGCTTTCTACGCCATCATCAAATGTTAAACATATTTTTTTCACGTTAGTAACTATTAATACAAGATGTAATATGATTTAAAGCTTCTTCTGAAACCCACCAACCAACAGGAATATTAAGAAGTTTAGAATCAAACTCGTTTAAGTTTTTAAGACTTTCATCCTTACCTCCAAAGACTGAATATTGATCGTTTCTTACATGAACTCTGTCAGAGGCTATTTCGTTGTCAGCGAGATAAGATTTTAAGGCTTCTCTATCTTCTGTTAAAATAGAATAAATCCAACTAGAACTTACAGTATCATCAGGTTTTCTCATTTTTGTAATCTTGGGATTAACAATATATTCATCATAATGATTTCTGTTTCTCATATGGTCACCTATGATCATATCAATATAACCCATATTTCTTAAGCCTATTGCAGCATTGATATTGTTCATATGGTATTTATATCCTGACTCTGCAATATCCTGATCCCATCTGCTTTTTCCTTTATATTTTCTATCTAGCCCAAACCATCTTATTTTTCTCGCTCTTTCTGCATCTTCTTTGCTTTTACATGCCAACGCCCCTCCGTCTCCACAGGTTAAGTGTTTTATCGCTTGGAATGAAAAACATACGAAATCTGAATGAGATCCTATTCTTTTACCTTTGTATGATGAGCCAAAGGCATGAGCCGCATCTTCAATAACTTTTATATCAAATTCTTTTGCTATATCGTTAATTTCATCAATCTCAACTGGTTGCCCAGCCCAGTGAACTGTTACGATTGCTTTTGTTTTATCTGTTATTTTAGACCTGATACTTTCGGGGCAAATATTACCTGTCGTAATATCAACATCTGCGAAAACAAGTTTGGCTCCCATGTTATAAAATGGCTCATTTGTAGCCATACAAGTCATTGCTGTAGTTATTACCTCGTCTCCCTTTTTTATCCCAGATAAGATGCCAGCTAAATGTAGAGCAGAGGTTCCACTGTTTGTCAGTGATGTATTTTTGTTTCCTATGTATTCTGATATTTTTTCCTCAAACCAATCTGAATATTGTCCCTCCGTAAGACAGCCTTTTTTAAAAATAATTTCTAAGTCCTCTAAACAGTGTTTAGATATCCAAGGTTTAAATAATGATATCATAAAATTTATTCTTCTAGCCAATGCTTGTTTTCTAAAGTCCAGTCAACTGTTTTTTCTAAACTTTTATTAAAATCAACTGGGACTTCCCAGCCTAAGTTCGCTAATTTATCTCCGTTAAGAGCATATCTTAAATCGTGAGCGGGTCTTTTTGAGTGATAGTCAGTCATCTCATATATGGCTTTTTGTCCCATAATTTTAGAAATTCTTTGAACAACTTCTAGATTCGATAATTCTTCGCATCCTGATATATTGTATCTTCCTATGGATGAATCATGGCTATCCAGAATTTCCTCTGTATTTTTCAATACAAAAATAAAAGCGTCAGCAACATTTCTGGCATGAATATAAAATCTACTTCCAGCTTTTTTCCTGTCTGGGTAACAGTGAATATGTATTTTTTCTTTATTTAAAATTGATTTAATTACCTTGGGTATGAATTTTTCAGCGTGTTGTCTCTCTCCTATAATATTCATTGTGTTTGTAATGACAATAGGAATGCCGTATGTGTTGCAATATGATTCACAAATGCTCTCGCTCGCAGCTTTTGAGGCTGAATAAGGGTTGCCACAATTAAATCTGTCTCCCTCCTTATAAGCAAATCCTTCTGGCGCGTTGCCGAAAACTTCGTCTGTAGAAAAATACATAAACTTTTCTAAGTTCCCGCAATGCAATCTGGCTAATTCTAACAAATTTAAAGTAGAGTCTACGTTATTTTTGGTGAAGTCTTTTGGATTTGAAATAGAATTTTCTACATGTGACTCAGCGGCAATGTGTAAAATGTAATTTGTATCTTTTAGTTCTTTTACTAAGCCATAAGGTATTTTTGAACACAAATCAAAAGTGAACATTTTTAATCTAGGATTACTTAAAGCCGCAGTTTCTTGGAGTCTAGATAATCCAAAAGAAGCATAGCTTAACTTATCAACACAATAAATGTCCCAATTGGTTTTTCTTAAAACATGATCAATAACGTGATGTCCCACGAACCCGCACCCTCCTGTTATGATAACCTTTTTATTCATCTCGATGTATTTCTAATATTATATTATCTAAATAAGAACCATTTTTAAACACATGGTTTTTCATTAGTCCTACATTTTTAAAGCCTACTGAGTTCATAACATTTATTGATTTTTTGTTATTGCTTAACACAGTGCCATAAATTTTATTTATATTTAAATTGTTGAAGCTATAGCTAATACACTCTTTAAGAAATTTTTTTCCTAGCGACCTTCCTCTATGTTCTTTTTTTAGATAATATGTAAAATCATGGTGTCTAGATATGTTGTCTATACTTTTTATAAAGTAGAATCCTAAAATTTTTTCTCCATCGCACCATTTAAGCATTATATTATCACTGCTCATAGATTCAAACCATTTGGATTGATCTAATAGGTTTGAGCAAAAGAAGCCATTCATGAATTCTGCGCTTTCATATTTTAAATCTTGCAGTTCTTTTAAATCTTCTTCTTCTAGTTTTCTAAAATTCATTTTATCCAATAATCTCCTAAAACCATTTTTGTATTTGCAGATAAAGTTGTTTTTGAACTATTTTCAAACATGCTTTCCAAGCTAATTCTAAAGTCCATGCTCATTCTTGTTTTATTAGAAGAATTAATTTCGTTTCCATGCTCTAAATTAGCGCCATCAAAAAACAATAATTCTCCATACTTTAATAGATATGGTTTAAAATCCTTCTTGCCTTTTTCGCTTTCAATAATAATAGAATTTTGTTTGTTTGTGTCTGTAAATGGTAGCCAAAAATTCCTTTCAAAACAACCATGATTGAAGTCAGAGTCTCTATGATAAGGAACTGCTCTATTGTTTGGTATGTTGCACCTAAAGGTTGGTCTTGCTTGAAATATAATATCCTCTTTAAATAAAGGCTTGATAAAAGATCTAACAAAATCATGAAAAACAGGAATTAGTTTTTCTTCAAATTTTGAATAAAAGAGTCTGTGATGATCTGTGTCTTGATCATTTTTTTCATCAGCCAAAGCTATTTTTGTTTTAATGGTTTTATGAAACTCATTTAAAGGGCTGTGACCGAGAATATCTTCAACAATTTCTTTAAATGGAAACTGATTAGTATCATAATTGGTAATTTTTATTTTATCAATATTCATTCTAAGAAGATTTTTTTCTTTAAAATTTCAAAAGCTAAATATTTTTTTCTGAATTTTTCTTCTAGCTTGAGTTGTTTTGCGATGGTTTCTGCAAGCATATTTCGCGTTATTCTTATTGAAAATGTTTTGTTTGACAGTTTTTTTTGAGGCAGGACTTATTTCATGTATCCCAAAGCTTTTATAAAAATCTCTATCTGTATAAGCAAGATGTTCCGTGCAGAACATAGAGGCAACTTCAAAGGGGGCAAACTTTATACCCCTTGATTCTAGTTCTTTCCTAAACAGATAACAAGATATTATGTCTTCTTGTTCATTGGGGTTATCTAGTGATTTTAGATAATTTCTGGATTGCAAATATACATTTCTTAGCTCTGTGCAAAACTTTTTAGATCTCAAAGAAAATCCTCCGTTTCCAGAGCAAATGTCATGCTGATATCCACCCGCATCAAAAGGAGCACCAATGTAATCATACCTTAAAAATATATCAGTCCAAGACTCTGGATTAGCTATAAAACCATCACAATGAAAATTTAACATAAACTCAGAGTCAAACATTTGCGGATAATATAGAATAACAAACTCTGAAAAATTATTATAATCTACTTCTGGTATTTTTATATATTCAACATTTTCATAAAACAAAGATGGAGATTTGTGAGTAAATATTCTTCTTTTGGCAAAATTAAGTATTCCATTATCTGCATTGGCTAGTCTAGATATGGAATCTATGTCCGAATTTCTCTTTTTACCAAGGTCGTTTCCGTAAACGCTTAGATATGTTACGTCATTTATTGTCATGATGCTGTTCGTATAAATTAATAATGTTCTTAGCTATGCTGAATTTAGAAAACTTATGCTGTATGTAAGAAGACCACTCATCTAATATAACTGATTGATAATGAGTAAAATGATTAATTAGTCCATTGTATGTCTTTGTAATGGATTCAACCGTAGGTTCTGCTACACAAAAATCTGGACATAAATTTGAATTAGGATTATCACTGCAAACAAGAGGGACGGCACCACATACCATCGCCTCTAAAGCTGGAAGACCTAAACCTTCAAATTTAGAGGGTAGAGCTACTACTTTTGCGGAGTTATAAAGTTGATTTAAAGATGCATCATTTACTAGACCTAAATAGTTTCCGTTTGGTTCAACTCCAATTGGTCCAACAATAATTTTTTCTATGTTTTCTAGCAAATCGAATCTTTTGTTTGGGTCATTCGCTCTCCCTACATAAAGGCAATTAATTTCTCTTTTTATTTGTGGATCATAGAATACATCTTTTATAGGGTTCCATATATTTTGGGATTCTACACCTATATCTAATAACTGTTTTTTAACAGGCTCACTGATACAAGTAACTATATTCGCTAGCGATAGCTGATCTTTTAATTTATCAATCGGAAAATCTGGGTTATGGGGAGGTATATCCAAAACATTTAGTATTTTGAAACCGCTTTTGGGTAAATAGTTTTCTCCGTCATAAATAGCCGAATCTCCATGCTCAGAATCTTTTGCTCCAAAATCAAAATTGTTAGCATAAATAAAATCATAGTCGTCTCCAGAAACAATTTCGTGTCCCAGCCCTTTAAAGCCCTGTTTTATGCGAGGGACTTGACACCAATATTCTTTGGCTCCATATAGTTTTACTTTATACATTTTACTTTTGGAATCGGTATGTTGTGTTTTTTGTGAAAAGATTCATCGAACTCTAAACAGTGTTTTTCATGATTCCATTTGTAACTACAATGTCCGAAGTGTTTATGTTGATATTCTACTTTTCTTTTCCCTATTCTATCATTAAGCCAAGTATAGTGAGGTATATATGCGACTTCTTTTGGTATAACTTCTAGCTCCATGTTTTCATAGCTTATCATTTGCCCATTATATTCATAACACATATCATTATCCCAATAGAATCCAGCCATCTTGATGGCGTTGTTTATATTTGTTTTGAAAATTCTAGGGGGACAGAAAGGTTCTTCTAAATAATGATCTAAATCAAAGACATGGTTCTTTAGCGATATTTTAAATAAATTTTTATTACTTGATTCTACATATTCTTCAATTTTTTGAATGTGTTCTTCTGTATATAATTCGTCAGAGTCAACCAACCATATATAATCTAAATCATATTTCTTTAAATAGAACAAAGCATTGTTTCTGGCTTCTGCTTCTGAAACATACTGAGGTGCGTCCACTAAATATTTTAGTTTTCTTTGTTCAACTAATTCTCTGAGAAGATCTGTAGTGTGATCGTGCAGACAGTCTATACCTTTATATTCTTTAAACGGCACAGACACAGCAGATACAATATGGTTATCGCGTTTTAAAAATGGCTCAATAGATTTTAAAACGTAGTCCTCTGTGTTGTATGCACAAAAAATAATTCCGTATTTTTTCATAAAGTTGGCCAAAGGGGTTGTGGTAAATTGTGAGGCTGTTTTCTGGGATCACCAGATTCTATGTCTGGAGCTTGAAAATCATTTTTTCTTATTCCAGTTTTCCTAAAATCCCATATTTCTGCCCAAAACTCTTTATTTAATTTATTCCTCTTTTCAAGATCTAAATAGCCTAAATGAATTATTTTAGGATCATCTTTATCTCCCAAAGGAACCTTACCAATACATGGAATTAAATTTCCATTTTCATCTATTAGTTCGCATGTGTCGCTTTTCTCTGGATCAAAACTGCCATCTTCTTTTTTTGCCCAATGGACAGAACCCCTTGAAGTTCCTTGTCTTGTATGTAAATACCATTTATAGCCAATGTTAATCATGTGATCTAAATCTTCGTATAGATCTATGGTGGGGATCATTACACTGCATGAAAATTGCTGCTTAAGTATTTCTTGCGCTAACCCTGTTAATGTATTTTTGTTTCCAGAAATTCTTTCGTCTAAATCAATTTGCAATGCTATATCGTGTCTGCAATTTTTTAATGCTGCATCTTTGAGTTTGCCATCCCAATATAAATCAGTTTGGATTTCAAGGTGCCTTGATACAACTCCTATTTTTTTAGGATTGTAAAATTTACTTTTTATAACTTTATCTCTGACTTCTTCGTGTTGCCACCTCAGTGTCGCTATAACTATTTCATCCACATAGTAAAGCCAGTTAGAAAAAACCTCATCAAAATCTACATCTAACTTTTCTATATTGAAAGCTGTTGTATATAAAGATATCATTTTAAAAAATTAATTGGCTTAAAGACAGAGAAGTCGTGTTTATCAATAATTCCTTCCGTCTCTCCTCTTATTTCAAGCCTATACCAATCATTAAGAAACTTTTCAAAATTGATACATTCCTTCATGGCTTCATCTAAATGATTTTCTAGGCATTCTTTCACAGAATCATAATTATAAGGATCAAAGCCTTGCGAGTAAATAGCCGAAAAGAATTTAGCTCTGTTTTGATATCTTTTTCTAACTAAAGGCTGGTTGTCTTCAAAGCCAAGTAATAAATGATTTGTATTCGGGAATAAATAATATTTAAAATTGTGTTTAACAAAGTAAAAAGGATCTTGTCTCTTTTCTTGTCTTACATTTTTTTGGAAGTCTTTATTCCAAATCTTAAGGTCTGACAGTTCCACGCTTTTATGAACTCCTAGAACAGCTTCGTGAGGGTTATTTCTAAACTCAGTGACCTCATTATATTTAAACATAAACCTTTTGTTATATAGATAGACTCCATCAATTTGATTACTATCAAGATATCTTATCAGGTCTTTAAGTTGTTTGGTAAAATCAGGAGAGAGTCTTTCAAGAGTATCTATTGTTATAAACCAATCTCCCGACTTGATCGGACCTTGAAACAAAGAGTGATTTCGGCTATAATCAGTTCTATTGCACCATTTTGTATATATTATTTCACCGTCACCTTTTACACTCTCAAGATAGTCTGCTCCATCATCTTTTGGGTGGTGAAATGTCCATACTAAACCATCAAAATGATCCTTTATTGGTTCAATCAATTCTTTTAGATCTTCTTTGTGACCTTCCGTTGTTATTCCTATAAGCCAGAGTCTCATCCTATTGTTTTAGAGTATACTTTGTTTGTGTTAAAAAATGAAAATGGAGTTTTTGAGTTTGTTAAACCTTTCAATAAATCCCCAGACATTAGCTCGCAGTGATAAGAGCCAAGTTTATCTAAATAGTTTTGAGCAGACTTCCAAGCAATAAATATTTCATTTGTTCTATTTATGTTTGGTTGGAATGTGAATGTAGGTCCGTATTGAGTATAATTAATAGACTGTGTAAATATATTTTCATTCTCTGTTAAGAATTCTCCATCAGGGTCTTTGAATTCTTCAGCCCTGTTAAATCTTACGCAAAGCTGATCTGGATTATTATCTAAAAAAACAATAGATTTTTTTATTGCATCCTCTAGTGGAAGTGAAGATGCTTGCAATAATTCATCATCTTCTAACCAGAAAGAATATTTTTCTTTTCTAATATCTAAGTCTGAATATGCTTTATATATATCTTTAAAATATCCAGCGGAATGAGTTTGATGGTTTTCTGAATGATGAACAATATTCTCTATTGTTTCTATCACTCTGATGTTTTTGTCTTCGCAAAAATTTTTAATTTCTTCTGCTGTTTTTTCTTCCCCTTCTCTTGTTTTTAGATGCAGTAGTCTATTTTTAAATATATTTTTATTAACCTTATCATAAAGGTTATTTATACAATCTTTATAGGTGTGCCTTCCAGCGTGACCCATAGTCGTGCAAAAAATAATTAAATTAAGAGAGAGTGGATTCATAGATTCTTTTCCTCAAGTTTGATGATGAAAAACAATGATCTCTAGTATTATAGATTATCTTGTGTCTTTTTCCATCCAATTCATTGCCAGTAAAATCCTTGCCTTTCCAGTCTGCGCCAATAAATCTAACATCTATATCAATAGACAATAGTATTTCTAGTAAATCATCCTCTGTCTCATAGGGTATGATTTCGTTTACAAATTTTGTTGCTTTTAATTGTATATATCTCTCCACCAGAGACTGAACTGGACTGTTTTTATGAGATCTTTCTTTGCTGGGATCTACATGCAATCCAGTTATTAAAAAATCACACTTAGAGGCACATTCTTCAAGCATTAGAATGTGACCAGCGTGTAGCAAATCAAATGCGCCACAAGTAAACCCTATTTTTTTAGACATAAAAACCTCTGGGCCTTAGTGTCAGACCCAGAGGTCTACTATGACCTCAAGGAAATAAATCCTCGACCTGTCCTATTGTAGAATTAGTTGTCGGGTTTGTCAACTAATCCTCAATAATCTCTTCACTGATGCGCCCAAGTATATAGGCAAGCGTCTCATCGGTGTCAAAATCGGGGGGTGGATTCTCGATCTCCTCGTCAGTTATGGTGTTTAGGTCAGTCATAGTATGACTGTCTACACCAAAGTTTTTGAAAAGGGAATTAACCCTCGCAAGAAGAACAATTTAATATAGATCTAGCTAATTCTTGACTAGGATTCGCACTTCTTTGGTAATAAAAACTCTTTACTCCTTGTTCCCAGCCGAAAATAAGAAGTTCACTTACTTGTTTAGGTGGGCATTTGGGGGAAATCATCACATTCAAGCTCTGTCCCTGATCAATATATTTTTGTCTTTGTGCCGCCTGTATCACTATTTCCTTCTGAGAAATCTCTCCAAAAGTTTTAAATACGTCTTTTTCGTGATCTGAAAGAAAATCTAAGTGCTGAACCGATCCTCCTTTTACTAAAATCGACTTCCAAGTAGTTGCATTATTTTTGCCCTTCTCTTCAAGAAGTTCTTCTAGGTGAGGATTTTTATATGTAAATTTACCCTTGGCTAGATCTTTGGTAAAATAATTACTATTTAATGGTTCAATAGATGGAGAAACTTGACCAAGAATAAATGAACTAGATGTAGTGGGTGCAATAGCCATAGTGGTCATATTGCGTCTTCCGTAACCACGGAGATGTTCTGGTTCTCCAAACTCCTCTGCTAGTTTTGAGGTGGCTCTGTCACAACGCTCTCTTATAATGTTGTGGATTTCTGCGTTTAAAAATTGTGCTTCCAAACCCTCAAATGCAATGCTCTTAGATTGTAGTAGTGAGTGCCAGCCCAAAACGCCAAGACCTAATGCTCTTTGTCTTTT